CTCGGGGTCGGGGTCGTGGTCGGGGTCGTGGCCGTGGTCGATGTCCTCGGGGTCGGGGTCGTGGTCGGGGTCGTGGTCGGGCGACTGGCTAGAGAGTGAGGCGGAATGAACCAGCACATGATGCTCATAGGGTCGAGGTTGTGGTCGCGGTCGTGGTCGGGGTCGGACGACTGGATGGAGAGTGAGTCGCAGTGAAATACTCCGTGCGAAAATTGCCTGAGCCCGTGCTGCCTCCAGGGCTGCGGGTCTGGCTAAGACATATCGATGCTGAGCAATTCGGCGCGACAATTTCCGGCGCCTCGAAGTGCGAGGCCCTCGCATTCAAACACTTGTGCATCGCCCACGGTGGCGAGCGTGCGAGCTCAATCAAGCCCTACATATTTAGCTTTCGGGACCTCCCGGATCTCGTGGCCGCGCTGCACGCATTTGAAACCTCGGTGACCCCCGACCCGGAGATCGGTGCAGCCCTAGTCGCTGCCGCGCAATCACTAGAGCGGCGGCTAGGCCATCTCACCCGCCGCTGCGCCAAACTGCCGCACCCTCTCTACCCCTACCAGCAAGACGGCGCGGAGTACCTCACCACACACCCACGAGCGTTGCTCGCGGACGAGATGGGCCTGGGCAAGACAGTCCAGGTCTTGGCGGCACTGCCCAGCTCGGCGGCTGTGCTGGTGGTATGTCCCGCCAGCATGCGGCTCACATGGCTCAAGGAGGGCGAGACGTGGCGCCCCGACATCACATGGCGAACTGCGCTCAAGACGTCGGGCATCACCAATCCGGACAAGGGTGAGGGCGTGATCTGCAGTCCAGAGGGCATGACGCGGGCCATCGCCCAGCTGGGCGGCGAAACAATCACCCTGGTGGTCGACGAGGCGCACTACTACAAAACCACCACAGCCAAGCGCACACAGGCCCTAGCCGCCATCGCGAAGCGGTGTGCGCGGGTGTGGGCCCTGACGGGAACACCGATGACGAACCGACCCCCAGACCTGCGCGGAGTGCTGCAAGCGTTCGGACTGTTTTCGCGGGCGTGGCCCACGGCAAAATACTTCGACGTCGCTTTCGGGGTACACTTTGACCAGATCACTGGCCGGATAGACTGGCCGGCGAAAGCACCCTACCCTGACGCAATCGTGCGGTCGCTCGGGCGCGTGGCTATCCGACGAGCGCGAGCGGATGTGCTCCCGGAGCTGCCCAGCAAGACCTATGCCGAGATCCATGTAGACCTTCGCGATAGCAAAGTCTCGCTGCCCAAGACCACCAAGGAGCACCAGAGGATCTTCCGCGCCGTGGACAAGGGTGGTCTTGAGTTACTCAAGTTTGAGCAATTTTCGGGCTTCTCCGACGCTCGGGCGGCGCTCGCTGAGGCGAAGATTCCTCAGATGCTAGAGGTTGTTGAGCGCTTCCGCGAGCAGGGTGCCCCATTGGTGATCTGCTCGTGCAACACTGCGCCGCTCCAGGAGCTACGCAAGCGCGGCTTCGCTGTCATCATGGGCGACGTGCCACCCGAGAAGCGTCAGGCGGCGGTCGAGGCTTTTCAGGCCGGCGACGAGCCCGTGATAGGTATCCAGACCGTTGCGGGCGGGACGGGCATCACGCTAACCCGAGCGGCGCACATGTTGATGGTGCAACGCGACTGGGTGCCGGCGAACAATGTCCAGGCGGAGGACCGAATCGCGCGCATCGGGCAGACGGCGCAGTCAGTCGTCATATATGACATGCTAGCGAATCACCCGCTAGACGAAATTATCTCGCGCAACGTGCGCGATAAACAAAACAGAATTGACATGACTGTCAATCGTGTCACAAACGAAATCACCAGCGGGCGCGAGCTCGTGAACAAAATGCGAGAATTGGCGGGCTATATCAATGAGTAAGAAAGCAAGACGTAGACGGGTAACCAAGAACGAAGCGCCACCGAACAGACTGTTAGCTCTACGTGAGGCGCAAGATTGGCGGCAGTCCGACGTAGCTCAATTTCTAGGTATTAGCGAGGCACTCATATGTCGTCTGGAAAAAGGACAGCGACGCTTGACCGAGGACACGATAAAAAAGTTCGCTCTGCTCTACCGCGTGGAGAGTCACGCACTATTTAATAACGTCTACGCCGACGGTGAAGTCGGGGCGCTCGATAAGGAGCAGGGTGACGAATAATGCCAGACATGTTGGCCCATGCTCTCGCGTACCTGGCGAAGGGCTGGAGCGTACTTCCGTGCGCGCCGAAAGCTAAGCACCCGAGGGTCAACTGGCTCGAATACCAAACTAGGCACCCGACAGAAGCAGAGGTGCGCTCATGGTGGGCACGCTGGCCCGATGCCGGTATCGCACTAATCACCGGCCGGACATCTAGCGTCGTCGTCGTGGACATCGATGGTCGCAAGGGTGGCAGCCTTAGTGGGCACCCACCCACGGCACTCATGGCCAAGACGCCAGACGGCTACCATCTGTTCTACAGCCAACCTGTGACGGCCGTAGCCTCGGGCGCGGACATCATGTCGCCGCACGGTCCCACGGACGTGCGCGGCGAGGGGGGTATCGTGATGTTACCGCCTACCAAGCACAAGTCCGGCACGCGCTACGACTGGGCAGTCAAGGAGAAACCATCGAGCGCACCGGCATGGCTCCTCACCCACAGCGCCACACGGGCCACGGTGCCCGAGAAGCGGGAGTCCGGAGCCAATTGGATAGCCGATGCCCTCGCTGGCAACGTGGTAGAGGGTGCCCGCAACGACACTGCTGCGAGGTTAACGGGGTTCTTCGCGGGCAAAGGGCTGTCCGTGGACATCGTACTCGCCACACTACTGGCCTGGAATGCTAAGCTATCAGCACCACTAGATGTCCGCGAGCTCACAACCACAGTTGAGTCCGTCTGTCGCACGGCTAGGGACCGCAACCCTCTCCAGGCGCAACCGCAGCCCACTGGCTCGGAGCCGGCGAAGCCCCAGGGCTTCGGGCTCAAGCCCTACGGCGCCTACATGAAGGAACACGCCGCATGGGAAACGCGGTGGCTGTTCGATAAGTGGCTACCCGATGAGACTATCGCCATGATGGTCGCCGCTCCGGGGTCGTTCAAGACCTGGATCGAGTTTGACCTGGCCGTCAGCCTAGCCGGCGGATTCCCGTTCCTGGGCAACGAGCCCGGGCGTACTGGGCCGGTCATCATGGTGCAGCAGGAAGATGCCCCGGGAGACATCGTCGACCGTATCAGTACGATGCACTTCGTCAAGGCGGGCATCGCTAAGCCGAAGCTATACAAAGACGGCACGATAGTCGTGGAGCTGCCGAACGACATCCCGATATTTTTTCATGAGGCGGCGCGACTAAAGTTTGATGATGCCGACGTAATGGAGGCCTTCCGCAAGCAAATCGAAACTATCAGGCCCGTGGCTTGCTTCATTGACCCGCTGTATTCCGCCGCCAACGCCGAGAGCTACATGAGCGAGTCTGTGCAAAAGATGATGGCGCTCAAGCGCTGGCGCACGGAGTACAAAACGAGCTTCGTGCTCGCCCACCATACAAACAAGTCTGGCACCACGTCGCGCTCACGTCAGCGCGCGTGGGGCTCACAGTTCCTCAACGGCTTCCTGGAAACCGGCCTGCAAGTCCATCGACCCGACGAAAATGCCGAGTGGGTGGTAGTGGAGCGCCACACGAAATCCGACGGGCCGCTCGGAGCCGTCAAAATAAACTACGACATAAACACAGGCCCCGACTGGCGATACGCTCCCACAGTGTCGGAGCTTACACCTGAGGAGGCCAAGAACCTACTAGACGGTGGCGACGACGGTGGGGGCAACCCATACGCGCGCAAGCAATACACGCCGCGGCTCTCCAAGACAGCTAAGGCCATACTCTCACACGTGGAGATGGGCCCCACGACGATTCCGGAGATTCTCGAAGCCGTTGCAATTGGCATGCCATCGGCACTCGGAGCCTTAGCGGAGCTGGAGCGGGGGGCCCATATTGTGCAAAAAGGCGAGCGCTACGCGACGACCGTCGACGCCGCTAGGCTGTCAATATAAGCCTTGACAGCCGTGGCCGAAGCCGCATAGATAAAGTTCATGAACGAAACAAAGGGGCCTGACACAGCCCGGCAAATGTTGTCCTACTCGCGTTGCGCGAGCTTCCTGGCCTGCCGCAAGGCCTACTACTACTCCTATGTCGAGGGCATCGTGCCGCGCATAGACGCCCCACAGCTGCGACGGGGCACGCTCGTGGACCGGGGAATGTGCGCGGGCATCGAGGCGGAGCGCGACGGGGCCGGGCCAGTCGAGTGCCAGCTGGCAGCAGCGGACAAGATTGCGGAGCTTGGTAAGGAGTGGCTCGCCAGCGAGGTTGTGCAGTCCTACGCCGAGCTGGCAGGCCCGCATGTACTGGAGGAAGCGGCCGAGCTCGCCGCAGAATCGCAGCTCATCGCCGTCCGGGCGCTTGAGTTTCTGGGCATCGGCGAGGGCCGCTGGGCGACCCTGGCCCTACCAGGCATCGACGGAGGGCCGCCACAATTCGGTTGTCAGGCACGGGTGGTCATGGACACGGGCTCCGCCAGCCTCACCACCCCGAACTACCATGGTCACATCGACTGGGTAGCGCGGGACCTTGAGACCGGGCATGTCTGGCTCGTTGACTTCAAGACGCGCAAGAACATCCAGGGAGCTGAATCGCTCGACTACGACTACCAGCTCCCTAGCTACATCGTGGCACTCCGGCAGATGGGAGTCGAAATCCACGGCGCAGCACACTTGCAGATTCGTGCGAAATGCCCGGAAGTGCCCGAGCTACTCAAGGCTCGGGCGAAAGCGCCGGTCAAGATGTCGCGCAAGCAGATCACGACGGACTGGGCCACCTATCGCACGGCTCTTCTTGCGCACAACCTGGACCCCAACGACTACCTAGATGTCCGCGACAAACTCAAGCCCTTCGACGTGCTCACCACTATCTACCGGGCGCCCGAGGAGCTAGAGAACATCCGGCGCGAACTGAACGCTACGGGCCACGCCATCGGCGCGTTTGGCCTGATGCTCGATACCCACTACGCCGTCGCCCCGCGACGACTGCACGTGATGCAGTGCCGGACGTGCAATTATCAAGACCTTTGCCTCGCCGAGCTCCGCGGACATGACGCGGAGCACGTGCGAGAGCTGCACTACACCAACAAGGACAAGAAGTAATGAGTGCGAATCACGAACAACAAACACAGTTAGTCATCGACATACCTACCGCCCACCTTGGCGGGCACCTGGATAGCCTGCAAGGCCAGGTGGTCCAGCTCATGCATACCAACTTCATACCTCCGGTTCAGCGGGGCTCGAGCCCAGGCCATCACTCGGCGCTCGTGCAGCACGGCGGCAGGTTCTTTACAATCAGCTGCGACTATCTGCGGGTCCGGCTAGCGCCTCCAACGGACATCGTGACACCTGATGGCGCTTAACATCACCGCGGCTAGGGACCTTCCACTCCATGTCAAGGCGCTGATCTACGGCCCCCCAGGTAGCGGCAAGACCACGCTAGCCTGTAGCGGGCACTCTCACCCTGCAATGGGAGAGACGCTGGTGATGAATATCGAAGGCGGCATGCTGTCCGTGTCGAACACAGCGGCGCGGGTCACCAACAAAATCACGAGCGCCGACGAAGTTCAGAAACTTTTCTGGGCGCTGGCGAACAAGGACAAGGCGTACGCCAGCGTCGGCACACTCGTCGTGGACTCGGGCACCGAGCTGCTCACAGTGGTGCTTGAGGAAGTTGTCGCCGCCAAAGTGAAGACCAGCGGGGGTAAGAAGCGGACGATAGACGACGTCTATCTAGAGGACTACGGGGCCGTGACGCGAATTCTTGCGCGGACGTTTCGGCAGCTGCGTGACCTGCCGATGAATGTCCTAGTGACTGCGCTAGTCCGCGAGCGTGGGCCGTCGCCCACACCCACGAACCCAAACCCTAGACCCACCGAGGCATATCCGGACTTCACCAAACGGCTCGGCGCCCATATCATGGGCTATTTTGACCATGTGTGGGCGATGAGCCGGAACGACGACGGCAAACACTACCTGTTGACACAGAAACACGGCATCTTCCTGGCGAAGACTAGAGGGCGCGAGTTTGCCGACGCGCTGGGGCTGACTGTGGAGAATCCGCAGCTGCCCGCAATCTACGACACGCTACTAGCGACCCAAGGAAACAAAGCATGAGCACAGACACACCATTCGGCAACCCTGGCGCGGACGATGATAAGGTCTTTAAGTTGCCCGAGGAGAGTGACGAAGCACTTGTCAACGACGCGGAACCGACGAAGAGTCAATTCTATATCGCCGACGGCGACCACGTCGCACGCGTCATTGAAATCGAAGAAGCTACGAGCAAAGCGGGCAACGATATGTGGGTGTGGACTTTCGCCATTGACCGCGGAGAGTACGAGGGGCGCGAGGTACGAACGTTCACTGCCCTGACACCGAAGGCCATGTTCAAGTTGCGTGAAGTGGTAGAGGCCTTGGGTCTATGGGCGCCACCGAAGGACGGGAATAAGAAAAAACCACTCGAGTTCAGCGTAGCGGAAGCCATGGGGCGACGGGCGGTTCTTGAGATTTCCATGGTCGAATACAATGGGCGGGCCAACCCTCAAGTAGATAAGGTCAAGCCCCTCGAAGGCGGTCCCGGACCGGGCGGTTCGGCCACCGCACCTAGCGACGACATTCCGTTCTAACGTACACGCGTGGGGGAAGTGCCCGCGCTTTGCTCCGGAAATGGCTCTCAAGGTCGCTACTTGAGTACGGGTTCGACTCCCGTTCGGAGCACCACGAACATATCCGCCATGCCTACCCAAGAGCTCATCGACACGCCAGAGAAGTACGCCGAAGCGAAGCGCTATATCAACGAGCGCGACGACGACCTTGTCATGGACACGGAGACCAACGGGCTAGACTTTATCAAGAACAGGATGGTCGGGACTGGGTTGCTCTCTGGTGAGAGGGCGTTCTACCTCCCATTCCGGCATGCCGAGGGGCGGAACCTTCCGGAGCCCTTGATTCGTGACATGTGCAGCGACATCCTGCGCAAGGATAGGGTGCAAGTCGGCTACCACTATGGCTTCGACGTCAAGATGATGCGCAAGGAGGGCATGGCTCTGCCCGACCGCTTCGAAGACGCCATGCTCCGCGCGCACGTGCTCAACGAGAATGAGGACTCGTTCAAGATGGAGGACATCGCGTCGAAATACGTGGACCCCCAAGCGGGCGAGGCGGAAGAGCGGCTGGTCGATATGTTGCAAGGCCGGTTCGGCGGTGCTCGCAGCACGGCAAAAAGTAATCTCTGGCGCCTCTCGGGAGCGGAGACGCTGGAGTACGGGACCCAAGACCTCATCACCACACGCGAGCTCCGGGACTTTCAGGCCTCGCACCTTGAGTCTTGGGAGCTGTCCGGCATCGCTGTGGAGGTCGAGGACTTCCAGCGTACCATCGCCGAGGTCGAAATCGGCGGGTGCCACATCGACAGGCACCGGCTGGCGACGTCCGGAGACTACGCGGCGCGCAAGGAGAAGCAGCTGGAGGGCGAGATCCAAGCGCTGGCGGGTTACAAACTGAACCCGCGCTCACCCAAGCAACTCAAGGCCTGGCTTGGCAGTACCAACACGAAGCGCGAGACACTCGAAGCGCTCGCCGATAGTGACCCGAGAGCCCAGATGGTGCTCGACTATCGCGCTTGGCAGAAAGTCGACGGCACGTACTATCGGCCAATTGCTATGCACCTAGACCCCGACGGGCGAGTGCACCCAAACCTCCGCGTAACCGGCACAGTAGCCGGTAGACTCTCGTGTCAGACGATAGCGCTGCAAGGTATCCCGAGGGCCGCAGCTGACACCGAGAGCCCGTACTACGGGGTGAAGCGACTCTTCGCAGCGCCCGAGGGTATGTCGCTTATCGAGCTCGACCTCGCCCAGGCGGAGATCGTGCTTATGGCGCACTACTCCCGCGACCCCAAGCTCCTGGAGATTCTAGCGAAGGGGCTGTCGATGCACGACGTCGTGGCGGCAGAACAGGGAGTACCGCGGCCTGTGGCGAAGGCGCTCAACTTTTCGGCGCAGTACGGTATCGGTGCTGACGCGTTCGCGGCGAACTATGGATACTCCCGCCGAGAGTCCGAGGCGTACTTGCAGGGCTATCACCAGCTTTTCGGTGGGGTGCAAAGCTTCATGTCCCAGTGCACGCGCATAGCGAGGGCCCGTGGGTATGTCCGGACCTGGACCGGCCGAGCTCGGCACTTCAACTCGCCACGCGCCAAACTGCACTCCGCTGGAAACAACGTCATACAAGGCGGCATTGCTTGCGCTATGCGGCGAGCGATGCCGGAGATACACCGGCTTGTGCCCGAGCTCCGGCAATGCCTGTCCGTGCACGACTCCGTACTAGGCTATGCCCCGACGGCGCAAGCGGAGGAGATCGCTCGGGCTGCTGCGCACATCATGGCGGAACAGTTTGACGGCTGGTGCTCCACCGAGATGCGCGTCGATATCAAGATGGGCCGCAACTGGGCCGACGCGACGCCGCTGGCCTAGGGTCTTGGTCTGATGCGGAATCGCATATCGGTGACCGATATGCTGCCAACGGCCCCAGCGTCCTGGCGACGTGCCTGGATCTGGAACTCACGCGCACCCAAGCCCAGTGTGGGCTCAAATGTCTTGCTATAGTAGGTCTTGAGCCTGTTCTCGTCGGTGCCATTGTTTAGCGGCGCGAGGTCTATGAGATCTGAGAACAGGACGTTCCCGCCGTTAGTGACGTCCACGACACGTATTTCCCCACCACCGTTGGCGACGATGTCCGAAACATTGCTGGTCCGATGCATAGAAAAGTCTAGACTCATTACCACTTTGCCAGCCAGGATGGGTATGAGTTCGTTGGGGAACTCAACCGATGATATGATGTCGAACCATAGATCATTCACGGCGCCGTCGGTCGTGCCGTAGTCGTCGACATCCAGCCCGCAGTGTGGGCTCCGTGACCATTGGATAAAGTGTGAGCCTTGACCGTAGAACCGCGGGCAATACTGTGTGCCCAAGTCGTAGGAGCCGGTCTGCACCCAGATGGAGCCAACGTTGAGGCCGCTGCCAACGAGTGCAAAAGACTGGGGCACCAGCTCCAGCGGTGCCGAGCTATTTGTCCCGCCATCGTCTGCCGAGCGCAGCCTTGCCGCTGGAGCCTCGCCGCCATCCTGATAGACTTGCAGACCCGTCTGCGCCCCGTCCGCGACAACGTCAAGGTGCACACCATTTGCCACGCTGGTAATGTTGTTTCGAATGCTGACGGTGTGCGTCGCTGGGGAGGCGCTGTAGTTCCAAACGTCTAACGCTTCGGCACCCGTAAAGCCGCCCGCATCCGCGCCTCCGCGGACCACTAATGACGTTCCGGCATCACTGGCCCCGATGGACGCTCCGCCGACGATCTCTACACAAGGCGCCGTGCCGTTCATTTTGAACAGCGCCAGCGGGGCAAGGCTGACGGCGGATGACTTTGCGTTGAGGCCAGGCGAGTCGCCGTCAACCATGTTGATGTGGAGTAGCCCAGGATCGCCCACTCCTCCGCCTGAGAGTGTGCCGTTGCCCTGGACCACCAGTGCGGCCTCTTGGTCGTCGGTGGACTCGAAGATTGCTCCAGGCTTAGCGCTGCCGCTTTGGACGAAGAGTCCTGTGTTATTCGCGCCCGTGTTGGGTGTGACCGTGATGGGCTCTTGGTCGCCCGCAGTTGCCCCGGCAACAACGCCCGCAAACGCCGTGGTCCCCACGCTGTCCGCCTCCTTGACATGTGGGACGAGCAGCGCCGCGGAGCTGCCTTGCTCTTGCCAGTAGCCCCATACATCGATACGATTATCGGAGAAGTTCTGCCACTGAGCCGGCGGTTTCTGGTTTGCTTTAAAGCCCTCCTGCAGTTGAGCGCCCACCGCTGGAGCGGTGAACCCCGGCGGAGCAATCTTCGTTGCCGTACCGACGAGAAGCGCGGGCCCGCTAGTGTAGACAGAATCCTGCGCACGAATCCGGTTGACAAATGTGATGGTCGGTTTGGTTGCCATGAGTCACCTATACGATTGCGCTGTAGGGTCCGCCAATGTCGAGAACTGTATCGGTTGCGTCGGAGTACCCCTCGTACTCTTCGGTGACCACGTAGGTTGCGTCGGTGTAGCCGAACGCGTCCTCCGGATGCCAGATCGTGTGCGCGTTGTACGTTGCTGGCCGACAGCGCTCATAGAAACGCTGGTTCCAGAAGTACACCTGGTCAATGGTGAACCCTGTGACACCTAGGACATAGCCCTTTGACCGGTACTCTGAGTACCCGATCGCCCCTGGCGCACCGCCGAACAGTGAGCGGATGACGTCTATGAGCTTCCCTTGCGTCCGTCTATCCGGAAGGATGATAAGGGCTTGAGTCTTGAGGTAGACGCGGTATGTGACATCGTCCCAACCTTCCCGGGGAAAGCCCAAGAGATTGCCAATCTGGTCGAGCTGCACGCCGTAGGCTGTAGTGATATCGAATAGCAGCGTCGGCGAGACACCACGCATCACATGTTCAAGGCTTTGCGTGCGCTCCAGAAAGATGGTGAGCATCTTCCGGAAGTTCTCTGCATTGCCTAGCGCGTAGGCTAACCGGTCCAGCCCATCTTCGACATGGGTCTCGATGTCCGTGACAGCGTCACCAATGAGCTCGCCGTATTCGTCGCCATATTCCATTAGGGTATGGCCACCGCTATCCGTGCGCTGTCATAGTCCGCGCGGCTTCTAATGTCGATAGGTATGGGAGCGTTGGCCGTTGATGCGGTGAGCCCTACCTCGATGTCGAAGGACTCCGCGCCATAGACACCCGTTTCTTGATTCTTCACCACTTCAAACAGCGCGCCATTGAACGTCTCCGGGATCGAGTCCTGACCTATCCTCGCGTTGGCGTTGCCGTGGTCTAGCGCGGCCTGTGCGATCAGCGTGTAGACGTTGTCGGGTAGCGGTGTCTCAGCTGCGCCAACGTTGACGATGATACTGATCCAGATATTAACATCCGCCACACGCGTGAACCCTATGCTTATGGGATTGCCGTCTTGGTCGGATAGTATTTTGTAGACCGATTGACCGTAGGCCTCGGCGCCAGGGGGCTTGCGGTCTAGGATGGCCTGAGCGACCGCTGTGTCCTCACCGCCTTCGACAACCGTCTCCAGCGCACCGCCCGGGATGCCGTCGGGGGATACGTTGACGGGGTCGAGATTCTCGTAGACTGCGACTTCGTCCACGACCTTCGAAACGTTTGCCTTGATACCACTCAAATCATTACCACCGGCGAAGAGCTCGTCGATGCGCCGCTGCCGAAGCTCCGCGTCGGTCTCGATATTGTCGCCGGTGTCTTCTGGGTCGATGTCCGCGGTCGTAGCGAACGTCGCCCAGCCTGACACGGTGTCGACGATCGTCCACGTGGTCGCCGTGAGAAATGTGATGGGCCCCGTCTCTTGGGCTAGCAAAGAGCAAGCTATACCACCGCCCCCAGGAATCGTGTAGCCCGGAGCACCGCCGGCGATGGTCCATATGTCGCCGGTCTCAACGTTCTGGACCCGGTTGCCCTCGGGTATGACCGTGCCGGGTGTGCCTGTGAGGTACCCGGAGCCCGATGCGGATTGCGTCTCGCCCCTACGGATGGTCGCCGTGTACCCGCAAATCACGTCAAGGTCTGTCCCCTCGGCTGTCGCGGGGTCGAACTTCGACTGTATACGTTGAAGGTTTTGTTGTAGCAGTGCCTCGCGTTCGGACTCCGTGGCAATGAATTGCCCGAACCCCGTGTTAGGTTCAACTCTCACGCCAGCGCCGAACCCCGTAGCCGGGTCGCGGAATGCCGTTTGTGTCTCTGATATAATCTCTTCGACCGGCTGGATTTGTAGGCCGTCCGCTGTTTGTTCGAGTGGCATTATGGGAGACCTCCGGAGGTGAAGCTGAGTGGTATCGTGGTGCCAGACGTGGCGCGTGCCGAGCCTGAGACTAGCAGCACGCGCGCCACAGAATCCAGCGAGATGTCGAGGTCTTCGACGTAGGATATTCCGTCCTCGCTCTCGATAGCGTGGGCGAAGATGCCGTACAAGTCGGAGATGTTCACACCACGGCCAAACACGCGGCCATAATAGGGGATGCCGAAACTGATGTCCGGAGCGTAGTCACCCTGAAAAAACTCCAGCTTGAACTCAACGCGCTGCCGAAGCTCGTCGTCACCATCGACGAGCTGGAGGTCATTGTCGACAATGGAGATGTCGAGGAATCCCGATGGGCCGTCCTTAGTCAGGCGCAAGTCAGACATCTATTTTCACCTTTGAGGAGAGGAAGCTCGTCGTCGACGGGGGAGAGCTCAGCGGCGGCGTTGTTGGTGCTGGTGGGCTGGGGCCAGGGCTGTAGGTGTGCGTGTGGGTAGACGCCCAGGTCACGAAGCTATCGGCCCAAGCTTTCATGATATCACCCAGAACAGCCGCCTCGGTGGCGCCCATGCCAAGCTTGATACAGCTGTGTTCGAGCACCGCCGCAGCCTCGTCGAAGGAAGGTATCGAGCGCGTCAAGTCGCGCAGGGGCTTGAACACGCCGTCGATGCGGCTGTGTGTGTGCCGGAGCTGCGGGTCGCCACCGATGCCCGTGTCGATCCACCGGTCGACGGAGCGGTCGAACACGGTGACGTAGCCCTTATCGCCAGCGGCGATCGGGAATGTGAGATACCCCCCACTCGGCCGGGCCTGGCCCTCGAAGCTCACAAGAATATTCTCCAGCGTCTCCGGTTCTAGCGGTTGCTCGACGTCATCGCTCGACAGTACGTGCGAGAAGTCCACGACGACGTTGACCAACTGTGTCGTGGGGTCGAAGGCCGTGACCTCGCAGGGGTACGCGACGTTGAGCTCTAGCTTGGTCTTGCGCACCGCGGCTTGTAGCGCGTGCACGAGCCTCCGACCTTTGCGCGGGGGTATCAGTGCCGTCTGTAGAGCTTGCGAGGTCATGCGCGCTCTCTCTCTAGCTCAGCGATCACGTCGTCTGTGGTGAAGTCGCTGTGAGTGAACTCGCCAGACGGCGCCAGGATTCGGGAATCTGCGCCTGCGCCTAGGAAGTCCGCCCACCATGCCGGGCCGTGGGTGTCTCCCTGGTAGTCGGCTTGGTCGATTCGGTAGCCGAAGTCCTCGAAGGCGGTTGCGAAGGTAGAAGCGCTGCGCCCAGCGGCGGTATTGCGCATCCGCAGTCGTACGCCTCGCCCCGGAACGACGTCAGGATTTAGGAGTACCCGAGCACGTATGTCGTCATAAACACCGGTCTCGGCATAGTCTAGGATGTCGACACCCTCGGTGAACTGTAGAGCGAAATCGTCAAGCGTGGCACCTTGCGCGGCGAAGTATATTGTGCCCTCGCGCACCCACCATTGTAGCCCAAACTGGTCTATCAGCTCTGTGATCGTGTCGCCCACACGACCGGCAGCGACCCAGCCGTTTGCCACTTTGGTCGTGACTGCGTTGGGGAGGATTTGCGAAATCAGTACTTTCGAACCCGCGTCAACGTCGAGCGCTGCGGCTCTCGCTGCGCCTTCGATAACGCCTGCGAGGTTCGCCCCAGCCCCGAAGCTTTGCCGCATGTACCCGTCGCGCAGTGCTAGCAGCGTGTCACCCAGCTTGATCCGCGTGATAGTCTCCACGCCGCCGCGTCGAACGTTGGGTTGCACGTCAAGCAAATCGCCGCGGAATAGTAGGGTGAGGTCGGTAGCGTCCGGACCGTAGCCGACAAAGAGATTGACCCGGAACGCGTCGGAGATTTCGCGCAGGTTTCTAGCTCGCCGCTCGTCCGACACTTCGACGATGCCGTCCGGAGTTTCCGCGAAGGCTTTCTGGGCCTCCGCACGCGCGAGTCGCTGCGCCTCTAGGTCGAGCTTGAGGCTGTTGCGTAGCGTCTCTGGGAGATTGTAGATCTCGATTGTGCAGCGGTCCGGCTCACCACGATTGTTCCGGCTCGCCTTGAAAGTCACGCGCAGCCCCCGACCGGCGTAGGTGTCGATCGTGAACGCACGCGACGGACCTTCCGAGCTCGTGTTGAGCTCCGGATTTCCATACACCAACTTGAGGTGTCGCTGATATTGGCGCTTGCTGCCCATCAATCCGGGAGTATCTCGTCGGGGTCTGGGATGGTTGGGTCCGTGACCACGGCGTCGGTGTACTCTAGCACGACACGCGTGCCGAAGTCCGCCAGCGTGGGCTCGACATTATCGCCCGAGCTGTCGACTACGCTTAGGATGCCCTGTGGGACGTCGCGGTACTTGTAGGGTGCGAGGATGTCGCTGCGTAGATTCATCTTCGCGCTGCGAACGAGCGCGGTGTTTCGGTCCGTGCCGAAGTCTACGAACCAGAAGCCGGCGCGCCGGTTCCAGCGGAAGAGCAAGCGATAGAACCGGCCTTCGAACTCGCGGCGGAGCATCCACCGGAAGCGGCCGACGGGGGGCGTTGGTATGATATGCGTGGCCATTAGCTCGCCGTCGAGGTCGCGACTTCAATGCCCGAATAGCCGAGCTGGTCGAAAAGAGTGTCCGGGATAGGTTCGATTTGCAGGGTGTCGACGGTTGTGATCTGCTGTAGAGTGAGCGTGACCTGTACGGCCGCTCCGGTGTCTGGGTTCTTGTCTACGACGAACGTCGAGATCGCCATGTTGTCGTAGGGTCGGACGGATGTCGAAACGAATAGGGGCTCCCGGAGATTGTAGAATCCTTCGAGCACGCGCAGTTGCGACTGCACGCGGCTAGTCCCCGGCAGGCGGCCAGCGAGCGAGAGCGCCGACGTGATGTCGATAAACGGTGTCTCCGTGATGAAACCCGTGAACTGCAGGACCGGCGGGCGCTCGTAGCTGTGGTCGGTCACGTTCGCCCCACGCTGCACGGGCAGCCGCGTAAACGTGGTTTGCATGGCATGCCTCTGGCGCATCGTAACGTCAGGGCGGAACTTGTCTTTGTCGGTCTTGGGGCTCGCCACCAGAGAGACCGCCTCAACGAAACCGCGGAGCCTCTCTCGACCGCCCACGGACGCGGGCAAATCTTGCAAGGGGTCCTTACGCACAAGCGTGATGGACGTTGGCGTGATGATGTCCTGGGGCTGGATGCTCGCGGCCATGGTTACCTCACCTCCTTGCTAGGTGTCAGCCCGGCGAGTGCCAAGACGTAGGCCGTGAACAGGTGGGGCCGGGTAATGGAGATTATGGGAGGCCCCGACTTAGCAAGCCTGCGCGGACCTATCAAACTTGTCAGCGACACGCACGACCGCTCGGCTTCGGCAATCAATTCGAGGAGCTCCACGTCGTCTATATCGGTTTCGGCCACCATAACTATCTCCCAAACGCCGGTGTCAGTTCCTCTAGAGCTTCCTCAACTTCGCCCCTCCAGATCTCCCGCACACCTTCGAGCACACGGTCAGACAGCTCCTCGGCACCTTCGCCAGGTACTCCGGTCACCGTGATGGGCGCATCGATCTGCTGGGTGACGGTGGTCTTGATAATCTTGACTGCCACTACGGGCGGGGTACCGCCTTCGATTTTGCGGGTGCCTATCAGTCCCGTCAGCGACCGGCCTTGTGACGCGGCTACGTCGATGAGCTTGAACAGTTCGGCGTCTCCGATGGAGCCCGGTCCGTCGCCGCCTTTTTGCGTGTTCGCCAACCGGCGGAGCTTTGCGTAGGCCTTGCGCATCTCCTCGGCCGAGGCGTCCGCGCGTTTTTTCGCGTGCGCCTTTTCCTTTGCCAATTCCTCTTTGCGCTCATCCTCTTTGGCCATGCCGATCACAGTGCTGACCTGATGACGAGTCGCTCGCACGAAGCGGACGAAATCCTCGCGTGCCTTGCCGTGCTTTAGTAGCCTCTGGGAATTGACGCGGTCGAATATCTCCGTGAGATCCGACCCGCTAAGCATTGACAGGTCAAATAGTAGGTCCTCGCCTACTCCGGCCTGCTGGCGAGACTGATCGCCCTGCTCCAAAAAGCGGCTTATAAGGGATTCCCTGCGCCCGTCGGAGACTCGCCCGGAGCCTAAGAATTCTTTTTGCCCGAAATCTTTCTGCGCTCGAGATGCCTTGTCCGCGTTGCTTTCGACATCTAGGAAGGCCGCGGCGAGACCTGTGACGGCTATCAAGGCAAGGCCTAGGGGCCCAAGCGCTGTTGCCTGGGCCACCTTGTAGACGGTCCAGGCTATTGCCGCGAGCTTGAGCGCATTCTCCAGGCCTCCTACACCGTCAACCATGTCCCGAAAAATCCCTATTGCGCGACCCGCGAGGCGTACAAAGTCCGATAGGTCACTAGCCCATTTTTCAAAGTTGTCGATGACCTGTTCAACTACGTTGGCGACGGCTAGTAAAAACTGCTTTGTCTTCTGCCGAATCATCTTGCGGTTAGCGATGAGCCACTCATTAATTCGCTTTACTGTCTTCTCTATCGCCGGGGCTACCTCGACACCGATGGCGCGCTTGAGCCCTTTCGCGGTGTTAGATAGCTTGTTTAGCGTATCCTGGTAATCTTCGGCCGCCTTGAGCCCATCGTCGCCAATGATAAACCCGAGGCGTTCCGCTTCATTGCCTAAGGCCTTGATCTCGTCTGTGCTTAGTTTGAGGAAGGACGCGAACTTCGGCCCGGCTTCCTCACCTAGAACTCGCGCCGACGTGGCTAGCCGCATCTGGTCGCCGGGCAAAGTTCGAAGCCCCTCGCCAATCTTGGCTAACTGGTCCTCATACTTGAGGCCAATCAAGTCCTTGGTCTTCAGACCCATCTGTTTCAGAGCCAGGACGAAGGGCTTGCCACCTCCTGCCGCCGCGTCTCGAAGGTTCCTCGCTAGATTCTGCGAGGACTTGATCAGGTTCTGCATCGGTACGCCGGCTTGCTCACCAGCGAAGATCAGGCGCTGCAGCTCCGTGGCTTGCATGCCCATCGATCTTGCAGTCTTTGCGATTTCGTCGGCCGCCTTCGTCTGCTCCGCGACAAACCCAAACGCGATTTGTCGCGCCGCGTCGAAGCCCTGGGTCAACAACCCAAGCGCCGCCTTCGCTCCGTTGACCGCCAGCCCGAAGCGTGACAAGTCGTCGATAGCCTTGTCACCATCGACGGACAGCTTCGTGATTAGTTCGCGGACGGTGATTCCCATTGTCTAGTCCTTCGTTGGATCCTTGGCGTCTAGTTCTGCGGCGTGTGCCCAAGACCTGACGACATGCTGATACTCGATAGCATCGCACATGTCGTTGATACTCAGGTCTTGCTGGAGGGCGACGAGGTTCTGGAGGTTGACGTTGTCGCCGCTGATGACGAGATTCCAGATTTCAGGATTGCAGTTAGCGCTGACAAGGCCCCGTCTGCCCGTTCCAGAACCCCGGATAGTGCGGGGCTTGAACGGGCGGCGACGAAAAAATCGTCGTAGTTAACCTGGATGGACCACATGCACACGATGTAGAGAGTTTTTATTTTACCTGCAAAGTGCTCATCAAAAAGCTTTTTGTTGGAGAGGTCGCCCTCGCCTTCGGGGCGCACGCCATCGAGCAACGTTTTAATGATTTCGTCGGAGCTGTCGGGCGTTAGCTTCGACATGAGGAGCATCGCCCCGGCATCGACTACGCGCTCAAGACCACTGTCCAGACCCCCCTCGAAGCCCGACGCGATGGTGCGGACCAGTGGTTCGCCTAGGACATCGCCCAGTCGGATTAGTGTTTTCTGGGCTACGGTCGCTGGCATCATTCTACATTCGTAGTTGACGCCGTCTATCTCTTTCCATTTCAGTTCTCTCATGTCGGCTTTCTGTTTTAAGCCCCTGGTGGGGAGGCTGCCATAGCGTAGTTTAGGCCACCCGTGAATGGTAGCCACGTGTCACATAGGAAGGTCCACGTGTTGGCACCTTCCTCGGTGCTGAACTCAGTGTCGACCGGTTGCTCAAGAAAAGCAATCGGTGCGATATACCTAGAGCGGCCGTTCCAGTCTGTCAAGTAGAGCGGCAGGGCCACGGCTCCCGTAAGATCGTCCGCAGCGGACAGCTCGGATAGGGCGTCGTTGATGCCCGAGCCCTTGCGGATTGTGAGGCGTAGCGTCGAAGAGAAGTCTTGTGTGCGTATCCTCGTGCCTTCGCCGTCGGTGCCCTTGAGTAGTTTGTACGAAGGTTTGGTGCGCTCGATGGTGATAAACGTCCCCGCAGCTGCGCCTATGTGTACAGGCAGCCCCCCGAAAATCAACTTGACCTCACGGGGATTGTACTTCAATAGGCGATTGCCATACGCCGGAGCCTTGTCGGGCCCCACGTCTCCGAGATCGGCAATGCCTCCGGATGCTACGTTGACGGCCATGTGCTACTAGCCCGCCGCGGCGTTGCTGCCTCGGGCGTCGATCCTCATGCTGGGACAGTTGAAGTTCCAGCCGTTCTCTGACTCCTCGGTGGCGTACTCACCATCGGGGGGACCATCGAGCGAGGCCTCTTCGTCAATGTGCAGAGTCTTGCCGGTCATGTCCTTTATTTGCAAGGTGCCGATGGTCTTCGTGTCGTTGTCGGCTTCATCCTCTAGCACGATGTCCGACAGGTAGTCGTTCGTGTCCGAGCCAGCGCGCAGCGACAACGTTACAACCGTGTTGCGGTTGTTGTTGATGATGAGAGTCGAGCCCCCGTCCGCGCCTGTGTTGAGCGAAGAGTTTCGGTTCGCACGTGAAAACGTGACGAATGAGCCGTCGATAATCCCGGAGTTTAGCGAGACACCTCGGAAGGTGACCGAGACTTTCTTAGGGTCGTATTTTTTGAGTGCGCCCATGATTTCCTTACACGCTTATCAGCACGCTTTGCACCGTTGAGTGGATTGCTCCGGAGATCTTCGCCTCGCTGATGACGTTCCGCAGCACGCGGCTCGTCACGTCGGCGGGTAGGTTTGCCCGAACCTCTGCGGCCGTTGGAACACGCGTGCGCGGGTAGGCTGGGTCGTCGCCAGAGAAGTGGCGTATCTTGACACCCGCACGCATGACACCCTGTGACGCCGCTTGGAGGGCTGCGATGCCGTCGTCCTCGTATGGGATCTTCGTTGGCGTCGTAGCGATGACGCTAAACACCGCCTCCTGAACGCGCGCCTTGGCCCAGGCCATTGTCGTTTCGACATCCGCGAACTCGCCCTCTACGGACTTGCCGTCTAGGGTGACGCCACGGCTAGCGATTTCGACGTAGACGTTGCCGTTCTGCGCCACGACGTTGTTGATGTCGCCGGTTTGCAGGTCCGACGTGGCCACGCCGACGAGTTGTTTGTTCGCCCAAGTGATGGCCCCGTTCTCTGCATCGAGGTCTGCCGCAGCCGCGACGCCTGTCATGGCTGCATCAAGGTAGCTCAAGTCGGCACCGTGCCACATCAGCACAACGTTCGTATACGATAGCGCGCCCAGGGTGTCGCCGATATTCGGCGTGGTCCCGGTCCTCATGTCGTCGGACTTGGTCTGGCCGACAAACATTTTCAGAAACCTATTCGACGAAGCGAAGGACGCCGCGGCCGTTAGGTCCGCATCGGTTCGTGTGTCGATGGTAAAGAGGAACCAGTCCTTGGCGTTCTCGGAGTTGATAGCCGTCAAGCATGTGGCCAGCGCTTCCGGGTTTACGTTGGCGTCGTCGATGACCGTCGTCCCCGTGCCCGCCCCGGCCGGGGTGAGCGTGAGCGTGTAGTCCACGCCAGAGATCCCGGCGGTGGTCTTGAACGTCGCCACAGCGATAGGCCCAGCCGGCACCGTGATGATAGCGAACTCGTCTTGCTCGACTTGCGTGCGAATCTTTTCCGCGATGGTCTCGTTCGTATCGAGGGCCGTGACAACTACGCCGTAGTCCTTCGAATAACTCGCCGCAGCATCGGCGACATTGAACACCCAGCTGCCAACGTCGGGCGCAGTGATGGTCACGTCGTAGGTTTTCGGCGTGCCGGGGACTCTGCGGCCGATGGCGAACTGTACGGGCGCTGGGTTCTGGGACTTGATCACCCCGGCCCACTCAACCGCGGAGCTGTCCGTAGCAAAGCCCGCGTCAATCAGCTCTTGCTGGGACGAATAGGTCTGAAATCTATTCGCCTGGATTGTGTCTGCCACTTGGTGCACACCAAGGGGTGTGCCGAAACCTTGCCGGCTCACGGCCGCGCTGGTCTTGGTGACCGTCACGTTTACTATTCTCTCGATTGGTACTGCCATGGTCCGTCCCTATGTCGCGGTGGTAAATGGTACATCCGTGCCGTTGATTTGCAATTCGCCCTCAACGGTTTCAATTGTGTCGATGACCTCAGAATACATCGAGGTGATCCAAGCTTGGAGCCCGATTGTGTAGCGGCTCTCGAATATCGCGCCACCGTCTTCGAGGTCGCCCAGGTCCGTAGGTTCCGTGGAGGTGTTGACCGTGAGGCGCTGGTCTTCGAACTCGCGGAGTGTCCGTCGAAGGTCAAGGATAGCCTGCACCTTGCCCATCAAGTCACCCGCAGCCCGGTCCGTGCCGATGCGATTGTCGGCGCCGTAGATCTGGAAATCAAGTGTGCAGCTGTGCACAGCATGCAAGAGCTCCACGCACGACTGTGTGGACCCGGCGTCTACATTCGCGGGGAAGGACGACACCAGCGAGATGAGGGAGCCGGGCTCGGCCTCGGTGACTCGAATCTGCGTGGCCGATGCTGCCTCCGCGGTCGCGGGCTCGCGGTCGCCGTTGACCAGCACGACCATCGCGTCTCGAAGGGTCGTCTGCGTTTCACCCGCTGGGACCGTGCGCCACAGCGGAACGCCGTTTACGCGTACCAATGCAGTGCTGCCCACCGTGGGAGTCGCGGGGACATCCAGTAGGTAGGCGGACTCTGTGACGCTGCGTGTGCGATCGTGCCCGATTGTGCGACGCGAGGGGCCAGACGTCAGGTCGATGCGCCCATAGGGCCGTGGCGGGCGTGGGAGATTGCTCTTGCCGAAGATGACAGGGATGCCCAGCTCGGCAGCGAAGACGCTCACCAGCGTGCGCTGGAGCAGGTCGATGCGTACGACGGGGCCAATCATGTGCCGTCCCCCTCTAGCCGCACTGCGCGACATCGCCAGAAGCCGGCTTGCGCAACCCACGGCTCGGCAGTCTCGAAGACGTAGCGATGCGTGGGGCCTCCAGGCACCGGCGCGTAGAGCAGCACATCCGCGCCCATCGTCGAACCGCCACGAGAGATCCGGACTTTTTGGCATGCGTGGACAAGCACGCGTTCGCGGTCCCGCTGGCCCGCCGGCACTTGCAGGAGGTCGGCACCCTCAAGCGGCTGCACCACGACGGGGTCGAGCCGGAACAAATTGACCACGGCAGAGCTGTCCTCACCGTAGGCGTTCCGGCCTGTCGAGTCGTGGCGCTCCACCTGCAATCCGCCTTTGTGACGGAATGCTCTGATGGTGCGCGAGAGTGTGCGAAGAACGGCCATGTCTAGATTGGTATGCCCTGGACTGGAATCTCGGTGAGCGCTAGGTCGTAGGTCTTCGCCGCGTAGGCGAACTGCATTTCCGGGGACGAGAGGCTGCCGGTATTCTTTATCCAGCAATACACGCGCCGCGTGTCTGTGACGATCTCCTCAAGCTCCCGGGCGTAGGCGTCGCGTAGGACTCGGTTGCCATCCGTTGGCGAGAAGTCCAGCGCGCCAGCGACATTGCCCTCGGGCAGCTCGGCGTGCAGCATCAGTTCTGACGGTGAGAGCCCGGTGCGCGAGAACATCGAGAACTCCAGCCCGTCGGGGGCATTGGATTCTCCGGTACGCGTAAGCGACCACCATGTGAGCTCGACCGTGTTGTAGGTCGTTGGAACGTCGACCGTAAACGAGTGCGTGCTCCCAACTGTTAGCGCGGGGATAACGGTGGGGCTCGCGGTATTGTCGACGGTCTGGGTCGTCTGGATCCCACCGTTCGCCACGGTCAGCATTAGGTCATCGACGAGGTTCATCCAGCTCGCGGATAGCCTAGTGTTGCTCCCCGCTGCCGACACGGCACCCCCACGCTTGTCGACCTTCCCTTGTAGGTAGTCTCCCCATGCGGTGAGAAGCTCCGCGCCGGACAGCGTTTCAAATTGATTCTCGGGGTTAGACACGATTGTCCTTTTTGCCCGTCACGATATAGGTAATGCTTTGCATGAGCTGGCCGGTGTTGATAAGCGGACGGTCGGATAGCTTGCGTGCGATTGTGAAAGCGCTGAGAGGGCGCCAGATACCGGGGCCCACCTTGCGGATGTACTCTCGAATGCGCGAGACTCCGAACATGCCAATGCGGTTGAACCCCTCGTCGACGTCGACGTAGTTGCCCCGCATGATGCGTTCCCACAATTTCACGTAGCGCTCGGTGATGGCGGAACGAAAGTGATCCACGGCGGAGCGGAGCCATTTTCGTTCGGGTACGTGCCCATCCAGGGAGCCGAACTCATGGAGCGCACCTATCTCTGCCATCGAGTAGCCCTCGTCGGTGGTCGGTCCAGGCTTCTCACGCGGGAGGCCCACGTAGATCGTTTTCTTAGAGTAGGCGCTGAGGTTCCGGCCGATATTTTTCCAGCCGCGGTCGATGTCTTTGATCGAGCTCCGGCCCATTAGTCTACCCCCAACACCGCGGGTGATGCGGGTAGCGTGGCGCGAAGACGCAAGAACCTTTGGCCGAACGTCGTCGTCGCCCACTCGCTATCTGAACGGCTAAGACCTCCGGGCGCGGCGTAGCTGCGAGAGAGACCACCAGCCGACTCTGACACCACCGGCCCGGACGGTCCGCCTGAACCTTCGAGCGCTTGCAAGGCGATGTGCCCAGCCGCAAGCGCTTCGCCTGTAGCACGCAAGGTGCCCCATAGATCGCCAACCAGGCAGGCAGCTTCGTCATCCAATACGCATTGGATGAATCCGTCCGACACATCGATGAGCTCGTTCAGCAAATCTCTGTTTCGGACGCTGTCTACTGTGGCGATCGCTGTCATGGGCTAGGCTCCGGCTGCGGCAGCCTTGCGGGCCGCCTCAAGTTGCTGCGCAAGCTTATCTTCCTCGGACGCTTGCAGCGGGTCGGTTCGTCCGACGTCCAAGTTTTTGCGCTTGATCTTCTTGCCCGTGCGGCCCAAGACTTCGCGGACACTGAAGTTCTCAAGGAACGTTGCGTTGGCTTGGCACGCGTCTAGGTCGGCCTTGGGCATTTTGTTGTTGCCGGGCACAAAGGCGACTAACCTTTGTGGCCGGACTTGGCCGTGGGCGTCTTTGCCCATGGCGAGATAACACCCTAGGCGACGCGTGGTATGGTTGTACACGTCGACGGACGCGGCAGGTTTCTTGGTGCTGGTGGGTTTTGGCATAGTCGAATCCTAGAGACCGTCGCAAATGTGGAGCGACAGCGGTTTGTGAACGGTCAGGCCGCCGAACTTCTCGCGGTAGATAACTTTGACTGCGAGGTCTCGCTCCTGCGGAGGGCGTTGCTCGATCTCCATTGTCACGTTCATGCGGATCTTTTTGACGTCTGGAGTGTAGGCCATCATGCCGTCCGTGCTGGCGGGGCCGATACCCTCAAACTCGCGGATGGGCACAACCTCAACATCGTTGTTGTCGACAAACCACTTTAGGGCGCTCACTGTGCTACCCCCAGCGTTGATGTGCGTGTTTTTTGCGAGACGATAAGCTCGTGACGCGATGAGCAATCTAGCCGCCGCCTCAACGTCGCCGGTAGTCGTTGGAATCTCGTCCACACACGCGGCCATGTCCGCGACCATCTCTAGCCCGGTTTTCGTGGACCATGGCGTGGTACCACCGCCACCGTTGACAACTGTGGTCGTAGGAATATTCGGGTCCGTGAAGAGCCCGACAAGGCCATGAGTTGCGTCACCATTGAATGCGATATCGTTCTCCGTGCGGAGAATTGCCTCGCGCGCTGTGTCGGTTTGCAGCCTGTCGAGAGGCCGGCCAAGACTTGCGGAATCGTCGATCTCATCGACGGACCATACCGCCGCGTTGCCGATAGTTCTCACGTTACCCGTGAACTCTTCGCCGTGGACCTGCACCAACGGAATGTCGTCGGCGTAGTCGGTCAGGATCTTCGCGGAGCCCACCTTCGTGAACTGGCGGTATGTGATGATCTTTGCGAGAGGCCCGGCGGAGCGGTCGATAGGGAAAATCTGCCGCGCGTTGATTCGCGCGTGTTCGACCTCAAACATTTCCGGAATGATATGTTCAAGCTCTCGCGCGAAAAATAGGTTGCTTTGTGAGTCGGCGACGCCCAAGGCCTCAAGGCCCTGTTTAGGGTACTCGGCAATCTTTACGTAGACCGGGAGTTGGTCAGTTTCTTTTGACATAATCTTTTCTCCTAGCCTAGCACTAAGGCAGGTTAATCTCTAGAACAGCAAGCCCGCCATCGCCTTCGCCGGCCGCTGTGTTGATCCTCCGCCAACGGGCGGCGGTGGCCGGGATGAGCGTGACGTCTCCGGATGCCGCGTCGTTGTCGTGACGGAATCGGCCGACACCCTCGGGCGAGGCACCAGCATTCGAATGCCGATAGTACACCGGGGAATCCAGAGCGGTCACCACGGTTTCCGGACGGACCCAGAAGCGGCCCTTTGTCATGACGTTGATCGGCTGCGTGGCGGGAACCGCCTCGGTGGCCAGCGGTACTTGGCTCGCTTCGACGTCATGGGTGCGGCGACTCACGCCAACGAATACCCCGTCGGTGCCGTTCGGTGTGTTCCCGAGCTCCCCGTCGGTCGCGCCCGTGGCTTGCACGATTGCGCGGCCAAACAAGGTCGCGTTGTTTGGGTCGGTGAGAGTCCGAATAAACTGGTCAACAGAGCCGTCGGCGGCGAGACCTTCCAAAGCCGGCGAGAGCTGCTCCGTGTATGTTCCTGCTAGTTGTGCCATTGGGGTTAGCCTTCCTGCCGACGCATGCCGCCGACGCCTCTCTTGTGCAAGCTGTCTACAGCTTGCAAACCTTTGTTGATGCGCGCGACGTAGGAGTCGCCGCCGGTCTGTGGAGTTGCGAGCGGCGCCGGTGATGCTAGTGCTTGCGCAAGCTTGCCATTGTTCGCGGATTTCTTGATCTCAACAAGCGAGTCGAACCGCGCTTGGATGTAATCATCCGAGTCGTTGGTAAGCTTCTCTGCGGCCTCGGTGACTGCGAGCTTGCGGACTTCGCTGTCCGACAAGCTGTCCGCGGTCTTGAGCTGCGCCTCGTCCAATAGATGCGCGGCGTCGGACATGAGGTCCCGTCTAGCTGCGAAGAGAGCGGGGATGTCCGCAGCGTCGACGGTCAGACCCTCCTTGCCCTTGAGGCCTTCGACAGCCGTGTCGCGCTGCGCTTGAGCGGTATCACGCTCCGCGGCGACCGACTTGACCTCCGCTCTGAGTTGAGAGATTTCCGAGTCTAGCGCGGTTAGTCGTGTCTTGATAACCGACCCTGCGCCAGGCTCTACCTCTAGGATAGAATCACCTACGGTGAGTTGCATAGTTGCCATTGGTTTGTTTCCTGTCTTTGGTGGGTCGTCCACCATTACCGCGTCCGCGGAATCCATGCGGATTGTTGCGTCTGCAATTCTTGGGTTGCCAGTCACAGATATCTGGTTGGTAAACATTCCGCGCTGCACGACGTCGTAGGCTTCACCGTTCCAGATCCCTGGAGTGTGGTCAATCGTACAGTTGAGCCCGAGCGACACGCCCGTCTTGCGCCCGCTGGTGATCTCGCCAATCAACTCCCCGTCCGTCACCTTCATGCGAGCGACTAGGACGGCGTGGCTCTCACGAGCTTCGAACCCATGCCCGCGGGTGAACTGGCGAGCGTTGTTCGGGTTGACTGGTTGCTGGCCCGGAAGATGCTCGTCTGTCACGACAGCATGCCGCACGGACGCCATGTGGTCCGCGGCGAATACTTCCTCGGGCGGCTTGAGCTCGCGTCGCATCGTGCCGTCGGCTTGGCGGTATTTGTACACACCCGGCTTGCACACGACCGCCTCGACAATTAGGTTCCCCCACTGGTCGGTCTCCGGTTTCCGGGTCGCCATGTCGGCGCGGTCGAAACGTGTGACGGTTTGCAACATTGGTACTCTGTCTAGGTTAGGCGATTAGCGATGAGCGGACAAGGAGCGGACAAGGAGCGGCGGGGGTCTAGAGCCCCCGACCTCTCTGCAAGCGTAGTTGATCGGTGATGTACTCGTCGCGCCGGTCCTGACGGGCCTGGCCGCGGGCGAGCAGAACGACCGCCTGCCGGAGGCCTGCTAGGTTGCTGGCAGCCGTGGCCAGGGCCTCCGCCTCTCCGGCGAAATCTCGTCTCTGTGCTCGAATCTCGCCCATTATGCTGCCATCAATTCTGCGCCGTTGGGGGATATGGTCCAGTCACCGAGGACAGCAATAGTGGTCTCCTGCCGCGTCAGGCTGGCAAATAGACCGTCCGTCCGCTCAAGGACGAGTACGACATGCACAGGCGCTGGGCTTGCCATGCGACGCACTAGCAGGGCGCGCACGTGCTTCTGCGACACGGGGTCCGCTGCCAGCACAGTCAGGTCATCGGTAAGCAAGTCGCCGACTGAGACGCGGAGCTCAAGGCCCGTCACGACGACGGATCGGTCAAGGCCCGCCACGAGACCGTCCGTGGCCAAACCATCCTCGACCCGCTGCTGCTGGCTGCTTCGCCTGGCCTGCCGCAGCAAGGTGTTCATCGCGGACTTCTCTGCGATGGTCATTTCCACGACGGTCTCGCCTGCGACTTTCCAGTACTTGCGAGGGATTCCCTGGACTTGCGCGAATGTGGGGCTCGATAACCACTCAGCGCCAGGAGCGTGCATGCTACTCCGCTGGAGCAATGCGCCACGGGCGTCTCTGGTTGTGCGATGAATCACGTCTGGCATGTTGTCACCCTCGAATGGTCAGCCGGTCGTCTGCGATGAGTGGCGAGGAGGGAGTTGTGAGTATCCCATTATCTTGGGCGTCCGAGTAATCCTTCCCGGGCGCGTTGGCGCTCTGCATAGGCCAGCGCCTAAGTAGACTAGTCACATCCCTGTCCGTACCTTGGGCGGCGTAGATTGACGCTATTCGATCTGCGGGCATGAGATCGGTGTACATTCGCATATCAGCGATTCGACCGTCGAAGCCCACATTACCGCCCGCAAGATCGTCGAACCGGTCGCCGATAATGAGCTCCTTGCCGGCGTCTGACAGCACTGTACCGCTAGGCGACAACAAGGCCGAGACGGTGACGCTGGCACCGTCAATGTAGACCAGTGGGACGTCACTGCCAGCGTTCTCCCTATCCCACACAACCGCGACGTGATACCAGTTGCCGACTTGCAAGGAATTGACCGGCGAGACCCATATGCCATTGCCTACGGTGTATTCGGAGTAGACGACCAATCGGCTCGACGCATTCATTGCCAACGTCCACGCGCCACCAACTTCGTTGGAATCCACACGGGACAGCACTCTGCCCTCACTATTCCCGCCGAGCGTGTTCATGTCCATCCACCACATAGCGGTTCCGAAGAATCCGTCTAGGTCTGTAGCGGTCCCGCAGCGCACGGCCTCCCCACCGTTTGAGAACTCTAGAGCCATTACGCTGTGCACTCCCATGCCACGGACTCAAGCCCGAGGTCACCCACTAGGGTTCCGCCTGTCCTGACAATTTGCGCGATATACCGCCGGCCAGCGGTCAGCCCCCAGGCCGTGATAGTCTGCGTGGTTGTATCCTTGAGCAGGAAGATGTTCGCGGCCAGGTCAATGGTCGTGAGATTCTCCGCGGCGTTCCACGCAGGCTGACTTGCATTGTCCGCAATCTCACGAAAATGCAACTGCATTGTTGCTGTCACCGCCCCAGCAGGTGTAGCGATTGCGACTGCCCGCGTCGTGATCGTCATGTTCACGGCGTCCGATGGTACGTCGACATGAAATCCGGCGCCCTCGCTGACAGTGTCATCCATCAACCGCAGCTGATAGAAATTATCCGCACCGTCGGCAAGAGGGGCCATCGCGCTGACTACCCAGTCACTCGTAAACGTGCTCACCATCTCGCCGGCGGTGAACGTTCTGCCATCCAGACGTCGGTCGGTTATATCTGCTTCGACGTGGGTGTGTGCGGTTGGTGTTCGAGCGTCGCTCAGCCTCCCGTCATTACCTACGCATGCGGTGTCCGCCGCTGCCCCGTAAAATTGCTGCGTGCCTGCTATCTTCGAGCTGCCGTTTAGCCCAACGTACCCGTTTGCAGCATTTTTCTCCGACGTTGGCTGGTACGTGCCAAGATCGGTAATGTCCGACTCGGTGTGGTTGTGCGATGTAATGTGCGCGTCAATCACGGCATGGGAGTTCACTCCGATCCCGTCCAGATGCGTTGCGTGATTCAGTCTAGTTAGAGCTAGTTTAGTTTCTAACCCGTCAACCACAGGCACATGGGTCGCATGGCCAACATAGTCCACATCGGCTGTGTCCAATAGGCCCAAGTATGTGCCGGCAACTTGCCCCGTCCCCGCTCCGCCGTTCAATGACACGTTGTTCAGGAACACCGCGTTGGAGGCGTTGCTGAGATCCGTCGTGCCTTCTTTCACAACCAGGAATGTTGTAAGCACACTTTCCCCGGTCTCTAGTGCCGGATCAATCGTTGGGTTCTCCGTGTTAACCGACGCCTCAGCTTGGGCGAGCGTGTTGTAGACAGCTTGTCCAGGAGTTACAACCCACGTATTCGTCAGGCCAAAATGGTGGAAGCGTATGACTGTCCAATCGTTGGTTGTAACGGATTGTAGCGTGCCGCTGCCATTATCCCACAAATCGGGGTCGATGGTAGTCAGTGCTGGATTGAACGTGAACCCGCCGACCCCGTCGCGGTACGAGACGGGTAGATTCGCTGCTGGCGACACGGACGGGTTTATCTTCGTCGCAGCGTCTTGTGTATCGTTGGTAGCATTGACGAACGGTAGCGTTGTCGTGCCCGAGGTCTTGTCACATTGCAGGTTTGCGCCGTTCGCAAAAAAGCGATTGTCGGTATTTAGGGCGCCAATCTTGTATAGGTAGTCCAAGATTGTTGCGGTGACTTGGAAGCCTAAGCCGCGATCGGTGCTTACGTCGTCGATTACTGCTCCGCCGTGGATCGCCGACTGGAGCCTGATCAGTGTTTTTCTCTGGATAGCCGTCGGACCAACGCCGCTAATTTTGACCAAACCACCGGCGGCGTTCACATAAAAATGCGTGAACACCTTAGTTATGTCCGGTATGGCCTCGCCGATGAACGGGCCGAATGGGACGGGAGTTCTAACGGACGAGCCGCTAGTCCAATCGACGATCAATCCTACACCGGCCGCGACATCGACCAGCGTCGCGTCTCCTCCGTTTATCGTGACAAGGCCGCCCGAAATTATTCCCGTTACAAGGTCTTCGTTACCCGTTATCCCGTGCGGGTTCGCCAGGTTGGCAATGTGCGAGTCGATTTGTGCGTGGGTGTTTGTGCCCGCGCCGTCGACACCTTGGTGGCTAATCCATTCGGGCGCGGTCTCTCCCGTGTTGACAGCTAGAACTTTCTTCGCGCTCCCCGAGTACACCGGAACGTCGACCACTTGTTCTAGCGGAACGTCTAACTGATCAGCAACCAGGAGGTTGCCCAACTCGCCGCCCGATTCAACGAGGGGTTTGTGATTAGCCACAGAGAAGACCTATCGTCGGACGCGGCGAGACGGTTGGTAAAGCAGTTCGGTAGATGACAAGGCGATTCCTACCTCGACCAAGTATTCGCCTTGGGTGATGCCTGTCAATGCGCCCTGTTCCAGCATCATGCCCGCCGCGACGTCGCTCAGAAAGTACTTCGCGCCAACCGTCAGGCCGCCCGTAGTGCCGGCTACAGCGTCCCATTCCCCCGTGGTGAGTGTGACTGGACCCGCGTATTGCACGGGACCGCTGGCTGCTGCAGTGACAGCGGACGGGCTAAGACCCACAATCTTGGAAGGCGCATCCGCGTTTCCTTGCGCCAGTGCGACGGATGTGCCGAAGTCGGCGTATACAACTTGCCCCGGGATGGACGTCGCTGTGTAGGTTTTCGTAACCTGGGACCCGCCGGTAGCGATGTCGTCGCCCGGCTGCAGTCGTTCAATTTCGCCGTTTACTTCAACTAGTGGGATTTGGGTTGCCATTGTGCTGTCTTTCTACAGTTTGATCGGGGCTCTGATTTTGATGTCGAGAGCTACACTGGTGAGCGCCACGCCAACACGGGTATTGTGGGTGGAGGCGCTCAGCGCTGGGGGTACGGTCGTGAGTAGCCCCGCGACGAAGTCTAGCCAATATGTCGATCCAGATGTTAGCCCGCCGACCTGTCCGGTGACGGCGTCCCACTGACCAGCCGTGAGAGATAGAATGTCTTGAGTCTGCACGTCCGCGGCAAAGCCCGCAAGGGTTGCCGAAGTGGCGAGGCCCACCGCCCGAGCTTGGGGCAGTCCCGACGCTTGAGCAACATCAAAATGGCTGCCAATGGTCGCGTACACAGGAGTGCCCGGCACAACGTCGCTATCGGTTTGCGCCGTGGTGTCCGAACCCGTGGAGCTGCCGTCACTTCCGGGCGGACCCGACGGTCCTTGGCTTATGCGTATCCTGATGGTGTCCGACATCACGTGACCTTGAATTGTGCGTAGACTAGTGGTTCTCTAGTGGGCACGGAATCGACCGAGAATCGCCACCGGACGGCGACGGCGCGTAGAGCCTCCGTGATTTCCGAGGCGTCTAAGAATAGCGAAAACGTCCCCGTGTCGTCGCCCACCGCGGGAGTAACCTCGAATGTGGCCACAACCTGATTTGCAGAATCTAGAACGACGGCCTCCGGAACGTAGTCCGTGAAATCCGCGGGTGCCCACGCGCAAGTCTCCTTGCCCGTTTCCGGGTCGATGACGGGCGTGTCCCAGCCAATCTCTCGCGTCAATGAATGTCCGACGAGCACAAGGTCCGCGCAATCCACCCCGAAGTTGAGCCTAGGGTCACAAGCCGTTGGGAAGGTGTCTACAGCCATTGATCACCTATTGCGGAGCTTCCGCGCCTTCTCTTCCGCTTCGACGAGTTCGGGCGGGCGGGCGACGTGAATGTTCTGCGCCTCCGCAAGATTTGCAAGTATATCCCTATTCGAACGCTGCGCCTCGAGCTGGTAAATAGCGAGCGTCCGGATGTCCCGGCGGATACCTCGAATCTCCGCCTCGCTCTTCTTGCGCTCGGGCGCAGAGCGCTCGTGCAACCAGTGAGTGCCGGCGCCTTGCAGGATGACCAGCATGGCACCAAGTATGGTGAGCGTTGCCCCTGGATGCCGGAGAACCCAAGGCGCCGCGTGGTCTTCCAGCTGGCTCTCGCTCGGATAGAAGACGGAGGGCAATCGGGCTCTACCTTGAGCAGCGGTCATACTAGGGGCTCCGCGTAGCACCGACACTGGACCTCATCGCCTGGGTGTACCCCGTCGACGCCGTTGGCGATCTTGTACACTCGCCCCTCTCTTGCCGCATGCGTCTCGCGCACCCTGGACTCACCGGGGGCGATGACTCTCCAGATAGCCTTGTCCACTCCATTGGCGATCATTCTGCTTTTCGAGAGGTCTGAGTTTGCTTTGCCTACTTGGTCCCGTGCGATGAGGGCTGCTCTATTTTCGGCGATATCGAACTCGGCCGCAATGTCCTTTGCGACAGACTCATGCCTGCGACCGCGCTTGACGGCGTCGACCAAAATCGCTTCAACGCGCCGCAGCTCGTCCCTGGGTATCGATTTGATGAGCTTCGTGTTGACCCGTACGAACTCGCCCATTATCTTGGGGAGTCCCGGGGTTTCGTTGAAAACCTCGATACCAATCTGAGCAAGCTGCGCGGCTTGCTGTGACTTATGGACCTGTTGAGTTGTACTAGCCGCGCTCTTGGCCGTGCGCTCCGCGAAGCTTTGCAACTTCTCGATACGCTTGTGTGCTTGCTTGACGGACCTGGCGATCTGCTTTAGTGACCGCCCCTTGATAGCCTCCGCATCGTCCCCGTCTTCGAGCGGTGGTAGGAGCTTGTCGATGTCCGCCAGCAGAGCTTTTCGAATTGCGTCCGAACTCGCGTCCGTTAGCTTGGTCATGTCGCCGAAATAATCTTTCGTCGGCCCGCTCAGATCGATCTGGGTAATCCCGCGACGCTGCACCTTGCCGCCACGCTTCCGCACGGGCTTTGCCTTCCCGTCCGCATGGGTGAGCGGATGCAGCGGACAGCAGCATTGGGCTTGCAGGACTGCCGGCAAAGCGCTCGGCAGTGGCGGCAGGTACGCGCGAAAGTCTTGTGCTGGCATCGAAAATCCTAGGCTCGGCGCGCCGCAGCGTACGCACTTAGGGCTTGTTCAGTTCTGGGTTTGCTTCGCCTAGTTCTGGGTTAGCAGGTGGGATTGGCGGAGGCGCAACCGGTGGAGCTGGCTTGGGCGCCGACACCGCTTTGTCGACGGCCGGCTTGAACATCGCCAGCGCTTCGTCGCGGGTCATGGTGGGGAAGCTGAACATCGCCACGCCGACGACGGACTCCAACGGTGTACCAGCAACCGCATCCGCCATAAGCTCCCGGAGCGAATTGACCTGTGCCCCGTTGAGGGCCGTCTTTGCGACATCTTCCGCACCGACACCCACCGATGCGGCTGTGTCCGCGTTGCCCCCCGGTGCCGCGGGTGCTTCGAGAGTTCCGGGCTCGCCACCCGCCTCGATGGCGGACATACCCACGGCACTGCCAATCTCGCGGCCGGTAGGCTTGACCGTGTCCTTAGCCTGGGCTGTGGCCTCCGCTGCGGCGTTTAGGTTGGCGGCCGTGGCCTCCGCAGCCGTCTCCGGCGGACCCTCGCCAGCTGGGCCCTGGGCCTCTAGGCGCTGGCGCGTGTCGAGATCGAGCGCGATGTCCTCCCCATACTTGGAGCCAGCGAACCGGGAGTGCGCGACTTCCCGGGGGGAGACCGCACCCTGGAGCATGTAGATCGCATCCGACTGGGCGTTCTTCATTCGCCGGTCGGAGATCTGGTCGGGTGTCTCAACTTGCAGAGGGTTGAAATCAATCTGCCAGCCGTCGGGGACGTCGGCGAAATCCTTCGTCTGGAAGAGCAGCCCGTAGACGTGTTCGAGGAATGGACGAAGATCCTCGCCTTGCCACGCGCCTACGCGCGTCTGCCAGTTCTGCCCCTCCGCTTCGCCCGTGCCGAACCCACCAGGTGAGACACCGAACAACCGTGTCATCGGTGAGCCCGAGACCGCCGTCATCCAGAGCATTGAGCGATCAATCAGCTCGGGCAGACCAGTGACGGTCGTCGACTGGCGCGTGTATGATTCCTTTTCTGCATCCACAATGAGCGCGTTCACCACGGACTTGGTTTGGTCCATGATACTGTAGCGTTTGCGGATGAGGCCCGACTTTTCGGAGGCTAGCAGTTCCTTGAGCCCCTCGATGGCGTAGACCCCTTGCGTGAAGTCTTGGATAATTGTTCCTACTCCGGCCATCGCGGAGTTGTAGTGGGAGAGCGCGTCCCATGTTCGGTCAAGGACGGACTCCCCCCAGCCACCATTGTGCAAGCGCGCACGCTCCGAGAGCTTCGTTGCATCGGTCCGCCAGATGCGGGAGGTGTGGACGTTGGTACTGTTTAGCGAAAAGGCAGCTACAGCCGTCTCCTGGCCAGTAGCGGGCGAAACGTCATCGAGCTCCGCAACCCCGCCCGGGGGGAGCGAGCTTGAACTGGCCCCGCCCATCACCGTCGACGTCGTCATATACCAGACGGGTAGGCCATACCAACGGCTAGCCGGGTCGTCGACAAGCGAGCCGGACGGGCTAACTTGGAACCTATCGAGCGACCTCATCCAGTTGAAGGTGAGGCCCTTGGCGTTTGTGTCGAGGGGCTCCGACGGGTCGCGTCCGTCCTCCGCACCCAGCACCATGACAGCCGAGCCCGCGTAGCGGGATTGCTTGAAGTGCTCTTTCGAGCGGTCGAGAAAGCTTGTTTGTTTATGCCACTCCGTGAGCCGTTGATTGATAGACGCGACAAGCTGCGCGGGCACGGGTTCCGTCTTGCCAGAGCCCAGAGCTTGGTCGCTGATCGTGGGTTGCCTGTCGTCTTGGTCGGGCGACGCACCTTTGTAGGTCGTGGCGACCTCACTGCCCACAGGCGAAGGGAACGTGAGCCGCCAGCCGCAGCGAAAGGCCTCGTTGACGATGTCGTCTACCATCGTCGCGGCCAGCCCATCCTGGCGATACACGGCATCGATGGTGCCAACGTCTAGCCGATTGCGCGCCTTGAACCGGACCGACGCTCCCTTGTCCTTGCCCGGAACACCCATGTTCGTCATGAACGACTGCCATCCGTCGGCGGTTGTCAGGGCCTTGGCCGTGTCGATAGCGGCCTTTGTTGCGTCGGTGAGTTTATGTTTCGCGCCCATGGGTGTGCCTAGTTCATCCAGTTGTCAACCATCGCCTCAAGGAAGGTCACAGGGTTGTACTGGTAGTGGAGCAGCATCTGCACCATCGCATCAACCATATCATCGTGGAGTCCGTTGGGGAACGCAGAGGCCTCGACCACCAGCTCGTGGGCCCAGGTCTCGAAGCGTGGCAGATAGACGTTCCCGCCCCGCACGAAATCCTGCACCGCCAGCGCCCGCACAAACTTCGAGTCCCGCGGATTGATGGGCACGATGCCGGGGAAGGTGTCCTTGAGCATCGATATCAGAGCCGCGCCGTTGGCTTTTTCCTCGATGAGCTTGGTCAAGACTTCGGGGTAGAGGGGGAAGACAGATCGGCACAGGTCCAGGAGTGCCGGGAAGTCCAGGCGCCGCCGCCACTGTTTCAGGAGATACCGGTCGGGGCCGACGACGCCCCAGAGCTGCATCACGCAGTAGGAGGATGTGGAAAGGTCCTTGAAACTCGCGTCGATGCTGAAACACCGACTCTGCATTTCCGGCAATGCTTGCGGGCTGTCGTACCACTTCCACCATGGGCGCTCGAAGACCGACCCCTTGTCCGGCGCTGGCCGGCATTGGTAGAGCGATGCCCAGTCCCGGGCGTTGCGCTCGCGGATGACCTCAAGCTTTCGCGTGCCGTACTTGTCTGGCCACAGCGCTTCGCCCGGTTGGCGGGGGTCGTGGCAGAACCCGGGCGTGCCGATGTAGAGCGGGCCTAGTGTCCCGGAGCCCAGGGCAGCAGCTCGCGCACTCTTCACTACATCGGACGCCGGCCCGATGCCGTCGCCAGGTGAGTCCGGTGTGGGGCTGCGAATGTGTGAGCCGTCAGGCGTGTCGACGATCTGCGAGACCAGAGCATCCGGCGACGGGGCTGCAGCTTCCTCCGCCAGCGCAGGGAACCGGATAACCACCCAGTCCTCTCCCGTCTCCCGCGCCTGTCGAAGGATGTGCCCGGACAAATCGCCCTCGTTCCAGGGTGTGAGTGTGACAAGAATCCGCTCCTCGCCACCGGGCGCCATACCACCCTCACCACGTGTGGAGAATGTGGAGTCCCACCAATCGTTGATGCTATCGAGGATGGTCTTCGACTCCGCCTCCTTCCTATTCTTGATCGGGTCATCGATGATACCGAGCGTGAATCCCTTGCCCGTGATGGGCCCGCCGACACCCGCTCCGAGGTAGTAGCCCGAGCCGTTGGCCACCTCGAAGAACGTCTGGCGCTGCGCCTTCGCCACGGAGTTTTGGGCCTGCCGCTCGTTGGCCGTGCCGGCAATACGCGTGCCAAATTCCTCGCAGTACTCGATCTGGTGCATGATTCTCTGCACCGCCACGCCCATCATCGCGGCCAAATCAGCGCTATACGAGCACGCGATGATCTGCTCGTCCGGGTTCTGACCCAAGCACCACGCCGGGAAGTGGCGAGACACGAGCTCCGACTTGCCATGACGCGGAGGCATCAGCACCATGAGCCGGGTGATCTCGCCCCGGTAGAGCTTCTCCAACGCGGCCGCCAGCTGCTCAAGGTGCCAATTCACCAAGTAGGGCTTGCCCGTCGTGGCCTTACAGTTCTGCACATGCGCCAGCAAGGACGACTGCCCGGCCTTCGCCGCTTGCGGGGTGAGCACGACTGGCGCGGGCTCGTCGACTTCAATCGCCAACGCAGCACTGAGCAACCCTTTCTGCGCCGTGGACATTCGCCCATACGCGGGTGACTGCGCAGCTTCGGCGAGTTCGATACTAGGTTTCCTGGGCATGAGGGCTCTCTCTCGTGGGGACTTCGTCTTCGCCAGTGGGTAGCGAGTGCAGATCCCACGTCTGCACGCACGCGTCGCCGTTGGCCGAGAGCCAACCTGTAGAACGAAGTGCTCGGATGTAGCGGTTGGCGGTGTTGACCGACACGCCTATCAGTCCCGCTAGGTAGTCCTTCGTGGCAAAATACTGGGTGCTCTTGGGCCTTCCATCCTCGATTATATTGCCTTGCATTGCGAGCCAGAGCAACCTAGCTCCTGCGGATAGTCGGGTGTCGTTGTAGATTTCCATGGGTAGGGGAAACAAAGGTCTGGGTTTTTATTGGGGAAAAATTTTGCGTGTGGGGGAGGGGGTTAGGCTCGGCGCGACCGCCGCAGACAGTTGCTCTATAATTTCTATCCGTCCTCTATAATGGACAGTGTCCGGGATAGTGGACAGGTAGGTGTGTCCACTATGCAAGACAGAGGAGGTTAGATTATACAACGTACTCCGCGCAAGCATTTATAAAGTCCTGCCGGACCGCTGCCTTCGCCACTGGGTCCGCGACGTGACGGTTCACGCTCTCTCCCATCGACGCCAGGATAGCCAAGAACTTCACGCGAGGTACAGCCTGTTGGAGCTCGTGCATCACCTTGGCTAGCGTGGCTACCCCCGCCACGGCCTTGTGACCATCGACGATATTGAGTACGCGCGGAGGAGGCGAGGCTAGGTCGCCACGCTGGTGGGCCTCATGCCACGCCAGGAGAGCATCCTCGCGCGCTGCGTGGCGTTCCATGAATAGGGCGAGCATAGCTCGGGCAGCCTTGAGCTCGAAGGTGAGGTCCACCTCGATGGTGCCAGTGGATACATCGGGCATGGTCATCTCGGCCCCCATCGCATCCATTATCTCGCCTAGCCTGGTCTCGGTGGTCATGCGATAGCAGAAGTCGCCGCCTGTCTTCTTTAGCGGACCTGCTGCTAATTGGCTAGCCTGAACAACAACCGAACCGGCATGAACTTCGACAGTGCGGTGATGAAAACAGTAGCCATTGCCTAGTTTATCCGGCACACCGAAGCCAGCGGGGAGAGTGCAACGGCCTCCTGTTTTCTTTGGATGATTACATTTACCCTCTGTCATCAATACCGGAATCCTTGAAACGGATAAAAAGTATTGCCCAATTTTGGGTTAGTGTCAACGGTACACTATGTCGCTAACCGCGCACTTGAGTTGGCACGGCGCTTGACGCACGCCCAGTAATCAAACCCCCACACCCCCTCTTGGCACACCTCCCCCACATCACTCCTTGGCACACCCCTCCCCCTTGCCCCACCTACTCATCGCTGCCCCTCTCCTGCCTCGACTGACCAAGACCTCCCACAGCACACACGCCAGGGTGTGACCGACCAGATATAGTAGGAGCTGGGCCCACATTGGCATCACTGGTCGAACGCCCCGCTGTAGTAACCCCGAAGTACTGCCCCGCACTCCGAGCCGTCAGGCCTCTCGGTGTCCTTCTGATGGCAGTTGTCGCACTGATGGTCGCGTTCACCCTCGGCGAGAAACGCCTCGCAATCACTGCAAATCCGCGGGTCCTCTCTTATCAGGCGTTCGAGCTCTAGGCTGGACACGTCCGCACCCTCCTTCGCTCACAGTCCCCTAGGCGCATCCGATGGTCGCACTTCGGGCAGGTAGCGTCATTGTGAGCCCACCAGCCGGTGTCTAGCTCATCCGGGAACCCGATGACAGGCAGCCACTCTCTACAGCCTAGACACCTACATTCGACTTGGGCCTGGGTCATAAGTCCACCGCTAGCAGAAGCATGCTCGACAGGCAGGCGCAAAGGTACAGGAAAGCTAGGAACTCCATCATCGCCTCATCCCTCTCCGGTCACCGAATATGGACATGAAGATGAGAAGCATGCTGAAACCCCCGAGCACCCCGGACCCCGACTGTGTGGATGGGTTCGATTGAGTGATGAGCGAGAAACCCGCTATGCCGCAGATTAGGCGCATGATTTTACCTCGAAATAGCCGCTTTTCGGGCACGCGACGGCCCCACACTTGCGTCGCTGCAATGACGCTTTGTCTCGAAGCTTAGTGCTTGGGACGCCCGAATAGCGCCAGATATGCCAAGGCTCAAGGAATCTCGCACCCCACTGCACCCAGGCGCGTTGTTTGTAGTCCTTGCCCATTGAGCGACCATAAACCTCGACGGATATCACGTCTGGGGTGGGTAGCTCCTCGGAGGCTAGGTAGTGCTTGTTTTTTGGCTGGTGGTCCATAGTCGAAATACGCTTGTTGCCCACTGTAGGTTGGTGCAGCCGAGTTCCACGGATAGGAGGCTCATGGCCGGCATTCTAAGCCGGTCTGCAGCCTCGGTGAGGGTGAGGCCCTTGAGAGTTCTGGAGCGCCTTAGGCGGGCTCCTGGGTGTCTTGGGATGGATGTCATGGTTTGTCGGCCTAAAGGTTTCGAAGGCGGTCTAGGATTACGTGTGCGCGGTCGCGCAGCAGGCCTTGCTCCATGGACGAGAGGTCCACGGAAGTGATGTCGAGCATCGCCGCCATTGGCGTGAGCGTAAGACCCATTGCTCGGCGAGCGGCTCTCAGTTGAGGTCCAGGCGGTTCGGGCTTGGGTGGGGGCGGTGGAATCTCCGGGGCGGACCCTAGCTCCACCATGAGACAGTCCGGCTTGTGCCTACCGCCTCGGTTCTTGCAGAGCCCGCAGACTGCAATGCTGTGCTCGCCGTCCCACGACTGCTCCACCTTCCGTTGCACAGCGCAGAGCCTCAGCGCGGCGTGAGCGCGGTCTAGGGCCTTTTTGTCGGGGCTAAGGGGTGGAGATTTTGTGGGCTCAAGCACACTTGCTCGGCCTGCTAGCCAGGCGGCGTAGGTGGACGCCATCAACATGGCGGTGGCCTCTTCGATCGTCGTCGTGGCTGGAGGGGTTGGGAGTAGCCCGCCGAGCTCGCGCTTGACCCAAGACCGAAACTCAAGGTCCTGGAACCAGGCTGGAGGGGTGCTTTCTGGTGTGTCGCTCATTTTCGCCAATCTGGGCTGCCGAAGTGCCGGGTACCTCGGGTGATGATGGCCGCTCGGGCCAAAACGTTGCTGCGCGAGTTCGGGATAGCTGCAAGGGCCATTTCCAGCCCCTCTCGGATGCCGAGGTTCCGCACCTCGCTCCAATCCTCGATGCGGGCGGCTCTGTCGGGGCATGTGGGGTCTTTTTTGGGTTTCCTAGAGGCCATTGGGCACCTCGCTACCCTCGTAGCCCTCGGCTCGTCGATAGGGCGTAAAGCCCGGCACGAGATTGCTCAGTAGCGGAAAACAGTCCTTGAAGACCTCCCGGACTGTCGCTGATTGCTCGCAACGCTCGGCTAGCACCTCGCAGATGAGCTGCTGGGCCTTGCTTCGATTGATTCCATCACTGTTCACGCCCCGCCCTCCTTGCTATCACTGGGCAGTGCGCCCGTTGCGATTCCGAAGCTTACGGCCAGGTGCATTATGTCGCCCAGACTGTTGCGAGTAACCTTGCCACACACTTCACACGCGGTTTCCATAGTGTGCCCAGACATGTACTGATGCCTCGCCTCAAGCTCCGCCACGCGGGCCACGAGCTCGGCGTGAGACCCCTTGAGCGCGTGCAGGTCCGCGAGCGTCGGCAGCTCCGGCAGTAATGCCCGAGCAGCACCGTACGCTTTCAGTTGTTCAAGTGAATACAACATCACGCCCCGCCCTCCTTGCTCTCATAGCTCAGGCTCACGGCTTCGTCGGGCAGGGCTCTGGATGCAACGAGGCGCATCAGTTCCACCCTCTCACGGAGCAACCTCGCAAGCTCCACCTCAAGCTCCGCCACGCGGGCCCGCAGCTTAGACACATTCGCACGAACACGCACCCGCCCGGCTCGTGCATGCGGGGGTAGAATGTGTTCGAGGCAGCGGCAGCCGCAGTTCGTACCCATGCCGCCCGACGCTCCAAACATGCATGAGTTGTCTCCACAGCCTTCAAGTCTCACGCCCCGCCCTCCTTGCGCTCGGCGGGAAGCGGCAGCCACCCCGCACACTCACCCTTGCCGAGGTGGATCAACGCATAACCATCCAGCGTCTTCACATATCTTGCGCCCGGGTAACACACGGCCCTGTCGGGCTCCGGCGTCTCGTACACTGCTAGGAACGGCGTCCCATCACTGGGATGCGTGTCCCAGGGTCTAGGCTTTCTGCTTGCGATTTCCGCCTCAAGCTCCGCAACGCGAGCCTTGAGCTCATCGCAACACGTCTTACACTCACCACATGACTCACCGCGGAGCCTTTGCCTGATTTGCGCTTGCGTTTCCATTATCCTACTCCCTTGCGCAGCGGTGACCAGCCGCTAAGCCCGTGCTGCGCGGGCAATTCGGCGTACTCCACATGCGATGTAATAAGCGTTTTCCCCGTTGCGGGCTCGAATATCATGCTTTCGGCGCCTGTGGACTTGTAATGCGTAGCCCCGGCGGGAGCGTAGGTCTTCACATTCTCTTGCCAGTTGTCTGCCAGTGCTACAGCGCGCTTGGCTGACTCTTTATCGCGTAGTTTGTCGCCTTGCCTGGAGGCCAGCATAGCTTCATGCGTCGGCCGCCAGCAGGTAGCCGCGTTTTGTTCGTTGAGCGATTCAGGGGTAGGCCATAGTAGGACGTCAGTCATGATGAGTCTCCAAACACTGCACAGTCACGCCACTGGCGCTGATAGCTACGTTGCAATGGCTGTGTGCTGCAGCCACGACAATCACCGTCACGGCTGCGACTAGGCAACCTACTACGGCGAGAGCGATTTTCCAGTTCCGGAATCCGAGAACTTTTTGGGCCATGCGACAAGCGTACCATAAGCCCTATTTTGCCAGATACGGCACCGCATGGCCCGAACCGATGAGCGCGTCGGCAAGCGACTGCGCGGTTGATGTGCTCTCAAGCCGGGCAATTCGACGCCCGTACTTGTCTTTTCCGAGGTCCTGGTAGATGACCTGATAGTTTCGGTCGAACCATTCGGCCACGTAGCTAGCCGCAGCTTTGCCCTCTTTCGTGTGGCGTTCTGGGGCGTCTACCTTCGCCAGGCGGACACGTTCGACGATGTAGATGGGCCTGGGCAGGTAGGGCAGCCGCACGCGAAGGTCGTAGGTATCGGCGTCGACGATGTACTCGATGGTGGCGATGTACTCGTCCGTTGAGCACGCGGGGGGTAGCGCTATGCTTGGGGGGTCTTCGTTGTAGTGTGACGCGTGGATTATGTTTAGGACATGGGAGGCTGTGAGGACGCCACCGAGGCTTACAACTAGGCCCCAAGCTAGGATATCGGGGAGACTCCTCACTGCATCACCTCCACGATTTGCGTGGCGTGCAGCCACTGGCCGTCGGCCTCGGTGGTCTCGCTCCACACGCGAGCGTGGAGCATGTAGTCGCCTGGCTCGATGTGCCAGGATGGGCGCTCAGGTGTCTTGTACGCCAGCTCGCAGACTACAGCGATGCCGATGTAGGGCGACTCATCGGGCCGATTTCGGTACTTCACCATCGAGCCTGGTGCGATGGTGAGAATGTGCTGCGTGTCGCCTGCGCGACCGTTCGCGGCGCAGTCTCGCGGGTCTCTCACGCGCTCCAGCCACGTGCTCGGAGCGTGCCACACCCAGGACACGGGCATTTTGGTGCCGTCGGGACGAGGGATATCAATCTCCGTGAGCAGCTCGCACGTCGGACACTCGCCGATACGCTCGGCGGAGATGAGGCCCACGATGCGGGTGGTGCCACAGTCGTGCTTGATCACCCGGACCGTGTCGCCGACGCGGAAGCCTGAGAGCCTTTCTAAGAGCTCGTCGGAGCTTTCCGGAGCCTCGGTACCCCGGAGAGATTTGAACCGCTCAGCGGCGGCCGTGCGGCGTCTGACACAGGCCTCGCAGCCACACATCGCAGCGATAATGTCGTTCATGTCCATGCGCGTTCTCCGCCTTGTAGTCTGTTGGTATACATGTGGGTCATTTCAACATATCGAAGGGGTTGTTAGATTTAATCGGCTTCGCCGTCACGGTCTGGCGCGGAACATCCGCGGCCGTTGGCGGGCGTACAAGTGTTGCCGGCGCCGGAGGGCTGGAGACCTTTTCGGCCTCGGGCATCGAAAGGCGCCAAATATACACCTCGGTGCGCGGTTGGAGTAAATCATATAAAGGACCGGCGAATGCACCGGCGGTGTACTTATCTTTAAGCCCCTCACCGTGCCGGAATAGTGCATCCTTGAGAAGCTTGTGCGTGTTTTCCGGGTCGCAATGGCGCCCGGAGCCAAACCAAGCTTGCGTAAAGAAAAATAACGGGGAATCTTTGGTAGCCGAAACAAAGAACTCGGAATATTCGTGGTCGAGCATGGCCTGAGCTTCGCGCGCCCAGAGCCGGGACCTCATCGCCGTGGGCGACCCCTCGGTCTTGCGCGCCACAGTGAAGCCCCTTGGAGGTCCAGGCAGCAATAGCTCGTAGGCTGGCTCGCCATAGAGCCCGCGAAGGGCTGTAAGGAGAGATTCGTAGATGTTCGGGGACCTCGCAGCATCGAGGGCTGGCGGCCGATAGTCTGGGGACTTCGCCACTAGGCCACCCACCGACGAGTTATGGCGCTATCCGCCTCGGGTACGCGCTCGTTGGACTCTTCCAGGGTGAGCAGGTGCCGCCAATACTCCGAATCGGTGTCCGGCGGTGCCCAGGCTAGAAAGAACATAAAGCGCATGCGATTCTGTGGGAGAGCCTCGATGTACGGCACCAGCAGGCCGGTCAGTGCTAGCGACTTGCAGATCTTGAGTAACATGCTGGGGTTCGCCGCCGCGCTCGGGTCGCTCCCCACTATATAGTCGCTCATGGCCGAGCAAGCGTGATGACCCCCGCGGATCGCCAGGATGATGGCGCCCGCCCGCTGGTGGGGTAGGTGCATTCCCCACCCATACCCACGCTTCTCACTGGCTTTCGCGGCGCTTGGGCACTGGATAATTTCGGTGGGCTGATAGCTCTGACTGCTCGTGATTAGCCGCGACTGCGAGCGCGATCTTTTGACGGTCATTTCGGCTCCGTCTTATGTGCAATAGTGGGCGCGGGCTGTGCGGTTATGGGCGATGGGGCCTCTGGCGGGGGATTCTTGGCGCGGCGCACGCGCTTCAATGGAGCGAGTTGATGTAGCAAGACCACACCCGAAGCATGGGTATCGCAGCGCGGGGTGTCAAGTTATAGTTTGCCTGTGGTGTCCAAAATTGGACAACGGCTCAGCGCACTATGCGAGGGCGAGAGGCAAATAAAAACGCCCCAGACACCGGCTGAAAAGCGTCTGGGGCTCGTTGCGTGGGGTTGTGGTTGACTGGGGATGAAGCGGGATACCTTAGGGATCAGGGGAGTTCCTAAGGTATTTTCATGTGATACGCTCCGAGGGACGCAGTCCCGCGGGCCTGGTTGCCTGGGGGCAACCGAGCCCGCTGCGGGCGTACGATGAAAATACCTTTGGGCCCCATTTTATGTCAAGCACGCGAAATGCGGCGTGGATAGGCTGCCGAATTGCTACCGGATCCCCCCTTGCGAAGGGTCGTGTAGGCGCCTCGAGATTGCGCTCCGCGGCTGGCGGCGTGGGACCCGGGCGGCGGCGTGAGCTCACCGCGCGCACGAGTACTAGCTATAGGGGCCACAGCATAGATCGTGCCAATCCCAAAGCGCGCGGCGAGATAATCGCGGACCTGTCAACTGATATCTTGACAAGAATACACCGCGGCCCCAAAGTCCTGGGGTGGACGTGGAACTGGAACACAGCGGGGCGCAGTACTTCGCGGATCTAAATGATGATCAATCGGTCGACATCTATAGTGAGACGGCCTACCTCGGCACGGCTCAGTGGTCTACCACCGCCGGCGAGATGGTGCTCTGTCCCGCCAATCTATCGGACTATCTACTTTGCGCCATCGACGATGCTCTGGCGGCTGCGCTCCGGGCCATCGACGAGCTAGAGCCTGATGACACAGCCTTCGAGTGGCGACTGGGTCGACCTGTGTTTGATATGCCCGAGAGCGCTTTTGTCGCAATTTAAGGTACGCAATGAATATCGAAGCAAGCAACATCACCCGGCACCCTATCGAGGACAAAGTGGCCGCGATATCAACATCTATTGACGCCATTGCATTAGCCGACACGTCTTGGTGGGTCGGCGTGCCTGCTAGGTCCGTGGCGCTTGCGCAGCTCCGTCAGGACCTCCTTTGTATGCCGGCTAAGGAGTTTCACAGAGCCGTCGAAGCCGCAGCAGGGCGCAGCGTTTGGACGCATGAACTCGCAGAGCCTGCACATCTCGTGGCGGAGATCCTCGGCACCGAATCGGCACCTGATGGGCCACTATCGAGTCTCAACCGTGTGTTAGCCGGCAAAGCACACGCGGTACTGCCTGTCATCGTCTAGCGTCTCGCTGTGGGAGCTCAGTTGGTAGAGCGCCAAGGCCCGCAGTTTCGACTCTCAGGATTCACCTTGGAGGTCGCCGGTTCGAACCCGGCCCACAGCACCCAGCCCCGTCCGCGTAGAGCGTTCGGGGCTTTCTAGGTACCAGCTATGTTCGATAAAACAGAAATCACAAAAGCAATCACCGATGCAGTCGCCGCTAAATTGTTTGGCGCAGCCGAGTCACCCTCTGCAGCCACCGACTACTCATCCGAGTACCGGCTAGGCGAAACTATCTTAATTCGCACCTGTACAATGTACGCTATTGGCACGGTGGACAAAATAGGCCCCCTATTTGTCCACCTACGCGAGGCCGGTTGGTGTGTGGATACTGGAACATACGAGACCGCGCTGGCTGCGGGGGAGGTAACACGCTTTGAGCGCTGCCCAGGCGTTCGCAGAGTCGCACACGGGGCCATCGTTGATATTGATATTTGGAATCACGCGTTACCTTCGGGGGTCGAGTAGGCGCTATCGGAGGCATCATGAACCAGCACATGATGCTCATAGGGTCGCGGTCCTCGTGGTCACGGTCGAGGTCCTCGTGGTCGCGGTCACGGTCGCGGTCGGTGTCGTGGTCGGTGTCGTGGTCGCGGTCGGGGTCCTCGTTGTCGCGGTCGGGGTCGGGGTCGGGGCCGTGGCCGTGGTCGTGGTCGTGGTCGGGCGACTGGAGGGAGAGTGAGGCGGAATGAACCAGCA